CTACGGTGAGCTGAAGGCTAAGGAAAAGTACAGCTACCAAATCAAGACCAAAATGCCGACCATGCGCGACAGCTTATGGTACTCCGATGGTACGAAGCTCAACTACTTCTACCTGAATGCCGAGGGTAAGGTCGCGACGATCAGCGTTTACGAGGTTATGGACGCTTACAGCGAAGTTCTCCTGGGCTACCACATCTCCGAGACCGAAAACTACGCCACTCAGTACTGTGCCTATAAAATGGCCGTGCAGTTCTCCGGGCATAAGCCGTACCAGGTTGGATTCGACAACCAGGGCGGGCACAAAAAACTGATCTCCGGTTCCTTCCTGGACAAGATCGCCCACCTGTGTATCAAAACCCAGCCGTACAACGGTAAATCCAAAACTATCGAGAATGCCTTCAGCCGCTTCCAGCAGGAACACCTTAAAAAGGAGTGGTACTTCACCGGTCAGAACGTTCAATCGAAACGCATCGAGAGCAAGCCTAACATGGAGGTGATCAACGCCAACAAAGCCAAGCTCCCGACCCTCGATGAACTGAAAGTTATATACCTGCAACGCCGTACCGACTGGAATAATGCACCGCACCATGCAACAGGCAAGCCACGTATCCAAATGTACCAGGAAAGCCATAATCCGGAGACCCCGAAGGTGGAGCTGTGGGACATGGTAGACATCTTTTGGATCAAACGCGCGGAGCCGGTTTCATATAACGCCTACGGCCTCACCCTGGTCGAGAAAAAGCAGAAGTACACCTATACCGTGTATGGCGAAGGCAACCTTCCGGACATGGAATGGCACCGGGCCAATATCGACAAGAAGTTCTACATCAAATTCGATCCGGAGGACATGAGCATGATCTATCTCTATGACCTGACAGCCTCCGGCGAATGGCGCTTCGTGAAAGAAGCCCGGATTAAAGTGGAGGTAGCCCGTGGCAAGCAGGAGCAGGAGGACTTTGAGACCCAATATATCGCCTCTGTGCTCAAAATGAATAAGAAAGACCGGATCCAGGGCGTCGATAAGATGGACGAGATCCTGAAAGAGCACGGTAGGCACATCACTGACTACGGGCTCAACGCTCCAGCCATCGCAGGCGTGAATTCCAAGCGAAAAACCAAAGCTAAAAACGACATCGGCAAAGTGCTGAAAGAAGAAAGCATGGCCGTGCCGGTGATCTCGGAGACCGAAGAAGATTTTAACCCATATAACCTCATGTAAAACAAAAACCCCCGAGTCCTGAGAAACACCGGGGGTCTTAAATCAAATAGCTATGAAAGCCACATCAAAAATAAAAAAAGAAGCAATCAAAAACAAATTAGCGGCATATTGCGATCGCTACGAAAGCCAGGTAAAAGCAGCAAACAGCTTAAAGGATGTAAGCGCGGCAACTGTCAGTCAGGTACTGAACGGTAACTGGCAGCAGATCACCGACCGCATGTGGCGAAACATCGCCGCGCAAATCGGATACAAGGCAAATGAGTGGGTAGCTGTTAAGACGCGCAACTTCAAAGCGCTTACAGCGCTCCTAAGCGACTCCAAAGAGAACGCTACTGTGCTGGCAGTGATAGACGAGCCCGGAAGCTCCAAAAGCTTCACCTGCAAAACCTTCATCGAAGAGAACCGGAACGCCTACCGCCTGGAGTGTAATGAGTTTTGGAACAAAAAGCAGTTCCTCCAGGAGCTGATGAGCGTAATCGGCAAAGATCCTGCCGGGCTGAACATCGGCGAGATGGTGAATGAGATCGTGAAGGCCATCAAGGGCCAGGACGCGCCGTTGATCATCCTCGACGAGTTCGACAAAGTGTCCGACCCGGTGCTTTACTTTTTCATCACTCTCTACAACCAGCTGGAAGGATACTGCGGCATCGTCATGATCGCCACCGACTTCCTGGAGAAACGCGTTAAACGTGGCTTAAAGCTAAATAAGAAGGGCTATAAAGAGATTTTCTCACGTGTGGGCAGAAAGTTCATTCCGCTGCCTGGAGTGAGCGGTACAGACGTAGCCCAAATCTGTGCAGCCAATGGAATCGATGATAAAGACGATGTCCGCGAGATCGTGAACGACTGCGAGAACGACCTGCGCCGGGTGGAGCGCAAAATCCACGCCTTTAAAAAACGTAACGATCAGTAGACCCAATGAACACCCCTGTACAAGAGCATAAATCAAATAAGCGCGTCGTGTCTATGGACGCGCTTTATAAAAAGAAGTACACCATGCTGCCTTTCGATGGCGAGTGGAAAGCTTTCATAGGCACACCGGAAGCGTCCGGCGTGTGGCTCGTGTGGGGAACATCCGGCAATGGTAAAACACGCTTCTGCCTGGCACTATCCAAATACCTGACACGCTTCTACCCGGTCGCATACAACTCCCTCGAGGAGGGTTCCCGGGCAACCTTTCAAAAGGCAGCAATTGAGAACAATATGAAGGAGGTGGCGCGCCGGTTTAAACTCATGGAAGGCCTCGACAGCTTCGAGGAGCTCATGATCGAGCTGCACCGACACAAAAGCTCCCGCGTGTGGATCATCGACAGCTTTCAGTACCTGGGCCTGACCAAAAAGCAGTATCAGGAACTGAAAAAGGCAGCCGTGAAGCTGAACAAGCTGATCATCTTCATCTCACACGCCGAAGGTAAAGAACCAGCTGGCAAGGTAGCCAAGTTCGTGAGGTATGACGTCGACGTCAAAATCTTCGTTCGTGGCTACATGGCCTTCGCGACCTCCAGGTATGGCGATGACAAGCCCTTTGTGATCTCAAAAGAACGCGCCGAGACCTTCTATGGAAACGGTAAACCTGTAAACCCAACCAAAGCATGAAAACACTGACACACGACGCGCAGTTCATCTGCCGCACCCTGGAGATCACCGAGCAGGAATACTGCGAAATGGTATACGCCGGAGGCCTTGCCTGGATAAACCTCCAATACGCCCCGAATCAATTCCTGATTGACATATTCGAGAATAACAAGTGGTTTTGGAAGTGGTGGGTTAACCAGTGGGAGATCAGAGACAAGAGCTATGTGAACACAAACCGGAATTTCAACCCCTGGCCGCCCAGGATAAACCGGCGCATCTACGACGGATTCCACGAGGTCGCAGAGATCAAGGCCATCCCCAATCAAATCGTGCTACAAGAGATAAATAAAGCAATTAGAGCAGCAATAAAATGAAATACAAGCATCAAAACCAAGAAGAAACGGCTGCCACAATTCTAAATCATGTGGCAATCCATTTAGGACTGACCATCGCGAGGATGACAGAACGTAATAGAAAAAGACCTTTAGTAGAGGCGCGGATGATCTACTGCCTGATCTGTCAGGATCACGCCCCTGTGTCAATAATAGTATCAATCATCGGAGAAGTGATGAAACGCGACCACGTTACGGCGCTTTATAACATCAAGGAGGGCCGCAGCCTGGCTAAAGTGAACCGGGCTTTTGCCACAAAATACGCAAACACACTTGAAAGCTACAAAACTAACGTGCTGCTCCAGTTTGAGCACTACAACTACATCCCACAATATTAAACACCATGCCGAAGCCATTGAAATACAGCCGCTATTATCTGCATCGTCGCCTCAAAGGCTTGTGCACGATTAACCCACGAGCCAGGACTATAGATGTAGTGGTCGGATGGGAGGAAGAAGCACAAAAAGCCAAGTACATCACGCAGCTCACCCACTCCTATAAGTACACAATTCAATTATCAATCGCTTAACCTAAAAAATCAATATAATGGACACAAGTAAATCAATCGAAGAGATGTCTGTGGAGGAGCTTCAGGCTCACCTGGCATCAAAACAGAAGGCCGAGAAGGCGAAAGAGCAGAAGGCAAAAAAGGAATATGAAGAAAGCCGTGACGCTGCCATTAATCATGTAATCGGCGAAGCTCAGGACATAGCCGCCACGCTAAAGTACCTTATGGACTTAGCTTCCTCCACAATGGAGCAGCAAAAGGAAAAACTGGACGAGTACGGCAAGATCAGAAGCAACAGTAAGGGAGGCTTTAAAATCGAAACAAAGGATGGCCGCTACCGGATCATACGCCAATACCGTGCAATCAATGACTACGATGAGAGGGCCAGCAAAGCAGAAGATTTAATGAAGGACTTCCTCCTGGACACCGTAAAGAAAAAGGATAAAGACCTGTTTGAGATCATCATGTCACTCCTGGAGCGTAACAAAGCCGGTAAACTGGAATACAGCCGCATCCAGGCGCTTTACAAGCACGAGGACAAGTACGATGATCCGCGCTGGGTGGAAGCCATCAGGCTGTTCAAAGAAAGCTTTAACCAAACAGGCTCAAAGTTCGCCATCTACTTCTATGAGCGCGATAGCTCAGGCGTATTTCAACCTATTAACCTGAATTTCTGTTCGCTGTAGCGGTTTTGAGGTTCCGCTAACGAGCAACCTCCTGTTTACTTTAAATGGTAGAAGACCTGGAACCAGGTAATGTGGGTTCGAATCCCATAACAGGAGCAAAAAATAATCAACAATACATGAAAAGACAACCACACGTCATCATCCTCGATGATATCGACCTACCGCTCGCCTACATATCGGGAAAGATCACCGGCACGCCGAACCTGAACAAATACAAGTTCGCAGTAGCGGCAGACCTGATCCGGAAGATAGGCTACAACCCGGTTAACCCTCACCTGCTTCCGGATAATCACGACAAGTCCTGGAGCAGTTACATGAAGGAGTGCATCAAGGCACTCATCAAATGCGACTTCGTGTTTGTCCTGGACGATTGGAAGCACAGTAAGGGTGCTCTCCGGGAGGTATTCATCGCGTCCTTCCTTGGCCTGCCGATAATATCAATAGAAACCATGGAGCCGATCAAAATGACCTTCCTGGACAAGCTAAGAATGATCTTAAACCTCGCCTAATGTTACAGAGAACCCTTAAACAAAACAATCAGCTCCACGGCCTTCTCGGTAGGCTCGGCATCGACACTGATACAAAGCAGGACTTAGTGTATTCGTATTCCGGAGGGCGGGAAGTGTCGAGCAAAGGGCTTCTATACCATGAATGCCAGGCGCTCATAAACTGCCTGTTAGCAAGGACTAAAGGAGCAGCATGGTCGGAGAGCTCACCGGAGAATAAGATGCGCCGGAAGATACTATCCATCTGCCACGAGATGCGCTGGAAGGACGAGATCACCGACAACATCGACTGGAAGCGCCTCAACGAATGGCTAAAGAAGTACGGCTACCTCCATAAGAAGTTTAACGACTATACCGCCCTGGAGCTCCCGAAGTTAATCAACCAATTTGAAAGCCTTTTAAACCACTACTATGCTAAAAGATAGATACCCCCAAAAGCTCAGCATCCAGGAAGCAAATCTGCTCTTTGACACGATCTCCCACACGTTTCAGAACTACGGAAATACAAAGGTTGTTCAGCTTCAGCTTCCCCTTGCCGTCATAGAACCGTTCTATAAGCGATTATCGGGCGCTCTGCTGCTTCCAAACGGAAAAGTAAGGATAAGCCTCCGAAAGACCGAGGCGCTCGCATTCCACACCCTCTACATGGCTAACATCATTACCTCAAATTTCGTCACTGAACCCATAAACACCACCATACACAAAACACTATGATCAACACCTATCGTTTATACTCGTTAGCCCTGGAATCCTACATCAACGTAACCTATCAGGACGGCAGGTTGAAAGCCTTTGAGGCAGAAGACCCTCAATTCAATATTGAGGATCCTAGGCTGGGCAGATATGCCTTGTTTTACACCGAACACGAGTTCGTTGAGGCCGCGCAAAAGCACAAGGTCGCTATGACTTCCGTTCAAACGGAGATCACCTACGCCATGTTCTATGCGAAGTACGACTACAAGGTCGCTAAAGCTGAAGGGGAGAAAGCCTGGAGAAAGTTATCAAAAGCTGATCAGGTTGATGCCTATTACTACATCCCTGCTTACGAGGCCTTTCGTAAAAGTAACCAACACAACAAGCTGTACCCCGCCAGCTACCTGAACGCAAGGCGCTGGGTGAAATAGTTAACACAAAACAAGCAATCTATGGCAATACAAGTAGTAAAATATGGCACTCCGGTAACAACCGTCATTGGCAATATCAAAGGTTTAGTCACAGCTGTCTGTATAAGGGACACCAACGTCACTTACGAGATCAGTTATTTCAATAACGGCTTAAGTGTAAACTGCTGGCTCTACAGAATCGAATTCACAATTGACGAATCAGCGAAAAGCAAGCCCGGACTGGTGAATTATGACGGCCTGGGCGATAACTATTTGCTGCTTAAGTAACAATGAAGGATCAGCTGGACATACCCTTCCCAAAGTACTGCTTTGACATCGACAAGGCGAAGGTGAACATGCTCCAGGCTGAACTTCAAAAGTGCTACGAGATCATCGAGAAGCAGAAGCGAACCATTACCACTTACAAAGGCCACTTTACAAAACAGAAATCAAAAAGCAACCCTAAAATAACCTATACGATGGCAAAACCACTCGAACTACTCGATCAATTCCTACAGGATCACCTGTACTCCTTCAAAACAAAGCACGGCGGAAGACAGCCAGACTATATCCTTATGACCGTTGAAAATTTTGAATTGCTCCAACGCGAATTACAGTACCTAACCCGCGGTCTTTGGGTGTACACGTATGAACATGATGGCCAAAATTACGTCGTGAATTACAGGGGTATACAAATACTACCTGTGCAGGAAGGATTAAAAAAAGACGCCATCAAATTAGTAATTGAATAACCCCTTAAACCCTTATACAATGTTAGTAGAAATCAAACCCGGCACGAATGTGCCAACAGACAAAGAAGTACTCGCAGTAGGCGAAAATGAACACGTAACCACCGGCTTCCTGGAATATTATCCTAAGCAGAAACAATGGGTATGTGTTAACCAGGAAACCGACATGCCTCTCATGGAAGTCACCCATTTCGTGACGATTGAAAACCTTTTAAAGACCCGGTAATGAAACGCCGGGAAAGCGACACCGGCAAGTGCCGGTACTGCGGAAACCCAACACACGCCTCCAAAGAAGTCATTTGCGACACCATCACTGAGCACCCCCTTCCCTTCAGGATCTCGCACACAAATACGTCATCCCCGATCAGGAACACCGAACCCCTAAAATTAACAACTCAAAATCAACAACCATGAATCAACCACACGCAGTGCTCCCACTAGAGGAGTACGACAGATTAAAAGAAAGTGACAAAAGCCTTATTGAGGCTGTTGTTCAGCGCAATAATGCTGAGTTAATTGCAGTCAGATTAACAAATGCATTATTACAAATGACCAGCGTAAATATTATGATGCAAAGCCCTTCAGACATACTCAGAAACTGTGGACTAGTCATAGTTACATATACAAATGGTGAAAGGAAAATTGAAACAATAGAATAAGTCTATGGCACAAGATCAACAAACACCCGAACAAAAGCTGAAGCTATCTTTAGCGATTTGCATAGCAGATTTGGAAATCACGAGAAGATACCCCTCTGCTGATCAAATACACGAACACTTTTTTCAGTTCATTAAATCCGGAGCAGTAAAGGAATATTGGCAGAGAGAACACCCTAAAACGGATTCAGATTACATCCGAAATATGATCCTCGACTTAGCTAACGATAACAACTGGCAACTAAGCGTCGATAAATTGATGAGCTACCTGGAAAAGCATCTTCAGCCAGCCCGGAAAACTCGACCGCTCACGGTAGCCTTCATGCGCGACCTGGAGAGCAAGTTGTCGAAAGACGAAATCAGCTACTCCAGGATGGTGGAGATCATCAATGAGTTGTTTGATAGACCCGATCCGCCTATTAACAAGGCCTATGCCGTCAGCGCCGGAGGATTTCTGTATGAGGACTTATCACCGGCGCCGGATCAGGACGCTGACGACCAGGACACCATCCGCACATCAAAACCTTTATTTTAATGCTTGGGCGGCCAGGGTTATAAGCCCTTTAACAATTAAAAGCTCCTGAATCCCAGGGGCTTTTTTATTTGCTATAATTCGTAGCACAAGCCCACTATAAAACAGGATACCTTCAAAGTATGGCCGCTCAATACTCTTATGACTACATACACACCAACAAACAGGTGGAAGACCTGATTTATCAATACCGCCTCCTGAATAAGTTTAGGCGTCCTGACTACCTGGTGCTGCATTCGGAAACCCTGAAGGCTATCTGTGGAGGCTTTGGCCTTGGCATGGTGCCCAGGATGCTAGCCGGCACCTCCTATACTGTTTGCGATGACCTCCCATTTGGCCGGGTAATGGTTTGTGAAATATAATGTAGAGAACTCGAAACAATAACTGGCAAATCCCGACGTAAATTTGTAGAAAGGTTATGTCGCGCGGTCAATACTCCCTCTTTACCAATATCTTCGAACAAGATAAGAAAGCGCCGGCGGTTGAAGAAACACGCCCACGTAACTATTTTATGCCCATTCGGAACGAGCACCTGGCTTACAGATTCTACTACTATGCTGAGATCAAATTTTTGCGCTACGACAAATGCCTGGAGGCGTTAGAGCGGGAGTTCTATCTGACTGAAGCCAGGCTGGTAGTAGTATTGTCCGGGCTTACCGATCGTCTCCGGGAGATCACCCAGGAGAAGCCGGACGTTAAGACTCTCCGGGAGAAGATCCCGCACTTCAGCTGGTGATCACCGGCGCCGGCGCCGTTATGATCGTGTCTAGCGGTTTCGTGCTGTGATCCTCTATTTCCAAACGATACACTACCGGGTTGGCCATGATCGCGTTTGGTAGATTTTGAGAGTCGGCGGCTGTCCTGGTTAGCATTCCGGCAAACTGTTCCGGACTCCATCCATGAAGCGCTTTATTAATCGCCCACTCCAGCTCGTAATACTCCAGGGCAAATTCCACCCAAAGTGGGTCGGTGTAATTGTCCGATTTTGAGAACTGAGCAAAGCCCAGTTTTATTACCACATTACCTTCCCCGACCTGGCTATTGGTTCCCAGGTTGGTAAACGACCAGGCTTGGAATTTGATCAGGGCACAGGGAAAGGCCACCGCCACCCGGATGGAATTACCCTCCAGTTGGCCAAGATCCATGTCTACATATTTGATCGCCGGCACCTCGGATAAGATCCGGGCGCTGATTGCTTTAAAGATCAGTGCAAAAGGGCTGTTCAGGCTCATAGTTTCGGTTTTAAAATTTTGTCAATCTTGGCTCGTATGGCATCAGTGATGCCTTTGGTTAATGTTGGGCTATCAGTGCCGGTAATAGGCGCAAATTGACGCTTAGGAAGCTTCATTTTCTTCTTGTGAGCCTTTACCCTTACCTTCCCTGATTTCGTTTTCCTGGCGCCGTTTTTAATGTACACGGTTCGGTAATGTTCGGGCACGGATACCTCGCCTTCAAACCCCTCGTTATGTGCCCGCGCGTAAGGCACGTCGTTACTGATCCTGACCTGCTCAGGAGATGCCTCGCTTTCGAAGCCCCTCCTGAGGTGCCCGGTTTTCACCAGGATAGTACCGCTGCTATCCATCCACCGCTCACCTTCAAAAGCTTGGTTCCGGAAGTTATCATCGACGTACTCCAGCATGACGCTCTCTACGATCCGGGGGATGTCTTCTTCAATGGCTTTCTTAATCTCCGCTGCCTTTTGATCCAGGAGTTTTTCAAATTCTTCAGGTGTCATTGCTTTACTTTTGTGTTCTCCAGGTCGGAGCGTTGGGTCACTGGCAGGGTACCTATCACGGGTATCGAAGCAGCGCCGGTGGACGAACCGCTCACCGGGTGTATATGTCCGTTATACGATGTGGTCAGAGTGTTTACCTTGCTTTCCAGGGCATTGATCTTCTGAAGCAAGGGCAGAAGCATGGGAAGGCCACCGAGCAGGCCATTGTTGAATATGGCGCCCGTGTTATCTATGGCCATCGAAATGCTGCCGATTTTCACAATCACCTTTTTGACCTTTGCCGCCTGGAGCATGGCAAAGTCCTGGCCATTGTCAATCTGAGCAATGACCACCGGGCTGTCAATCGCCGGGACAATATACATGCCCTCAGGACTGTCAATGACAGCACGCAACCGCACATCGTAGATCGTCAGCTCGTCGCTGATCAACACATCACAGGTCGCGTTATTCTCATCGACCGATGACACGATGCCGCTGTATATCTCATACCGATCAACGTCCAGTGCAGCTTTCAACTGCGATAAAAAATCTGTTCTATTGCTCGCTCCCATTAGCTTAGTTTTATTCCTATTTCGACTTTACGCCTGGCGCCGGACTGGCCAAAGTCTATCTGTACCGCTTTGACAAAATAATTGCCTTCCCGCTCCTTATACCGGTTGTCCCTGAACTCAGCACGGTATCCATGCTCTACAAAAGGCTCCAGGAAGGCCGTTAAAGAGCCTTCATAACCATCGTAACTTACCTGGAGCAGCTTTGCCTCAGCGATCTCTTCCATGTGCTTAGAATCAGTTACAGCGGACAGCTTTTCGGTCTTTGTCACGGTGCCGGTCTTACCAGTGGATATCGTCTTTAGTTTCCCGTCCGGCTCCCGGATCTGGAACTCAATATTGACCTCTTCGTTTTTAGCTTCCCGGTACTTCAGATCGTCAGCCGATACCATATTGTGACCCACCAGGTACTTTACTGTCTTTTCTGTGACATCTGCATAGGTCAGACCGCAGTACAGGGTATCGCCCCAAAAACAGGCCGTTAAAGTGCCTTTTAAAAGCTCTTTAAGGTATTCGATCAGCTGGGCGCCGGTCGCCTTGTTCACTACCAGGTTCTTCAGGGGGATATTCGGAATCTTGGCATGAAGCTTAATGTCGGTACCCTTGACGATCTCCTGCAGAACTTCCAGGAGGGTGGTTGTCTTCCAGGATTTGACAATGGTTTTCTTCTTACGCAGGATCCAGGAGTATCCCTCGACCTCAATCTCTGTGGGCGTTTTAAGATTGACCCGTGAAACAAAGCCCACGAACTCCGTCCGGTACCGGCCATTATAGCCGAGCTCGATTTTCACCGGGTCGCCTTCGTTAAACAGGCTCTTGGTTTCAACCCTTCCGGGAAGGCGCTGACCGTTCTGCTTCAGTACTCCCCTCGACGGGATTTTAATCACGCCGGTCTGCTTCAGCTCCAGGATGCTCTTCTGGATGCTCAGGCTATTCACGCCTTTGAAGCGGTAGTTTCCTATGGTTATTTTGCTGCCGAGTACAAACATCTTTAAACGATTTCAAGTTCAAACTCCTGGTCTGTCTCCAGGTCGAAGGTAAAGCCACGCACATGCTCGACCCCCGGATTCTCGGCCAGGTTAAAATTGGTCATCACCACCCGGTCCTGGCCACCATGCTCGGGGGTTAGCAAAAAGATATCGGTGAGCACGCACTTGATTTCCAGCGCTTCGTTGCGCTCCCAGAGCGTTTTCAATTCAGCCACCTGGTCTTCCGGGAAGCGGCCATCGTGACCGATCAACAACCCCTTAACGCTCATCTTATAGTCGTTCATAGAGATAAACTCCCTGACCGTGCCCCGGCGCTCCGTGAGATCGGTATTCACGATCTTCTTGCCGGAGGAAACATTGAACCAGGTATAAGGTAGGAACACCCCGCCCAGGTGCATGGGCATAAATACATCGCGGCCTACCAGGTCTTTTTCATAATAAGACCCATATTTTCCGGCTTCGCTCTTTTTCCGGACGCGTTCTTCAGGTATCTCGAACTTTTGCGGTGAGTACCCGAACTGCTGCGCAAACATTGTATTTAGATCAAATTGTGCCATATCAAATTTTTACATAACTTTGTACTTCAATCAAGTGGCGTTCACTTATTGTAAAGCGGGATTCCGGAGAGCAACGTTGTTTGCTGAGACCGTAAAAGCCCGCTTTTTTATTTCCTGTTTACCAGGATCCCCCGCCGCGCATAATCCCTCATTTTCTTATACGATCCGGTTTCATCAACATCGGAAGCGTATATCGTCCAGGCATCCGGAGAATCAACCGGGTAAGACAACACGACCGGCTTCCCTTTGTAGTATTTGATGTACCTCTTGAATGTATGAACCCCATTAGGAAGCACTTGCTTCGTTAACCACACTTCGTCTGCATTCGAAAGAACATCC